ATTTGGTCAGCAGCTCTAGTAATTTGTCTTCTGTTCTCTATGTATACGATTTCGCCAGAGTTTGCAGCGATTTCGGGTGATGCTAGACCGCCTGTTAAAGCAATACCAGACACTGCTCCATTAGCACCAGTATCTATGTTTCCACTTGCTGTGGATGCTTGTCCGACGACTGCATTAGCAGCATTTGCTTCAAATGCTCTTACGACACCAGAGTCACTATGTAATTCTGGTGATTGATAATACTTAAGGATTCCAGTAGTGGCATCCCATGACACAACCTTACCATATGCTGTTCCACCTGTTACTGATTGGAAGATATCTTCGTCAACAGTATAGTTTGATGTTGCTCCATTAATCTTTAGTACAGCTGTACCACGTAATGTAGAAGCAGAAGCAAAGTTAGTTGTTCCAAAATCAAATGGGTCTTGAATGATACCGATACGACGGAAATCATTATCTACAGGGAAGTCACCTGAACCCTCATCATATGTCAAACGAACGTTTGTCATAACTCTCTTAGAGAACAGTTCGTTTTCAGCATCAGAACCATGTCCTCCACTAGGAGATACAACAACCTCGATAGAAGCCTTACCTGTGAAGCTACTTGCAGCAGAAGTAAGACCAGCATCAGTAAATACTTTACCAGTTTCTAGAATTGTGGATCCATATGTGTATCCAGTACCTGCTGCTTCCATTACAGCACTAGTAATACTTCCAGAACCATCTGTGGTAAACTTAACGATACCACCACTACCATCACCATATACAGAGGTATAGAGTGTTGCTGTAGCTGGGAGTGCAGAACCTGCATCTTCAACTACTGCTACATGTACACCACCATCAACTGCCTGACCCTCAACAGTTACACGACTTGCTTCAGTCTTCTCAACGATAGGTAAGAAGTCTGTAGAAAGGAATGAAAGAACGTCTGCTGTAGGAAGTGTAAACATGTGCTTCCAAATGTATCCAGCAGTACCAGAAGGTTCTGTGTAGATACCATTAGCAAAAGCACCTTGTCCACCAGCAGGTTGTGACTTAGGCTCATAAGTAGCGTTTTGTCCAGTTGGGTTAGCAGGACTCTCACCATTATAAAGACATTTAAAGACTTCATAAGCAGAGTTCATTACATAGAACTTACCAGCTGAAAGACTTGTTTGACCAGTAGCAGTTGACTTACCAACAGCACCACCGCCACCTGGAGTAGGAGCGTATGATGGACGGTACATATCAAACTTAGGATTTAGTGAGATGTTCCAGTTGTAACGTGGAATAACAAGACGTGCAAATGGTCCTGTAATACGCTTGGCAGCAATCAATTCATTATAAATTGCTATCTTCTCGGAATAGTTATCAATAGGAGCAGGAGGTGCTTCTTCAGTAGCATACCTATAAACTCCAGACTTTGCAGTAGCACTTGATGTACCACCAGTTATGGTAGTTCCAAATGCAGGAGTGGTTGTAGCAGTAGGAAGAACGTTGTTAACTAGAATACTATTCTCATTAACCTCAGCAACAGTTGCTGACCATCCACCACCTGAAACAGTTTCACCTGCTACAAATGTACCGTCTACATTGAATACTTCAACGTAAGCATCCCATTTTGCGGATCTTCCAACGAAGAAATACATTCGAGTTCGAGCTGCATCCGCATCGTTTGCTCCTTCGCTCAAGGATTCTAGGAATTGCTTCGCATTGAAGATCCTAAATTTTTCTGAAATAATAGCTGCCATAGCACTGGTCTCTTTAAATGTTAAATTAAGACTAAATCCGAGTTATTTATATTTATTTATAGGGCGTTTCTTATGTACTCTCCAATGAGGTGTTCCTCAATAGGGGAATTGTCTACGCCTCTTTCGCATCCTGTAAATCGATCACTTAACTTGCCAGTGTAACTAATCTTCTCACGACCAACGAAAATGGTTCCTGATGACGCAAAGTTAGTAGTGTTTGCATAGACAATAGCACCTGTTGCTACATATCCTCCACCACTAGCATCTGGCAAATCTGCTGTGTTCAACTGACTTATATAGTAGTTGATAGATGGATTAACAAAATTCCACTTTAGGTTACCAACATAGTTTGTGTTAACCGCATCATTGATTTCTCCAATAGTAAAGTCCCATATACTGATCTCTTCCAGTGTATACTCGGATACTGGAATACCACCTGTAGAAACAACATCACCTAGATCTAATTGACCACCAACAGTGCTATAACTAACTCTGTTAAATGTCTGTGGAGTAGGTCCCAATACTGCGGAACTATATGTGTTCTGATAAGCAAAATAGTTATCAACAGCACCAGTTACGATATGTCGGACAACTTGCTTCTTAAGATCTACATCAAGTGTAGCTATAGATCTAATAACTCTAGTCTTTTCAATTTCAATCTCTACTGATGATCCCATAGGAGCAGAAGTGACTGAAGTTGGCCATGTTCGAATTATTTCATGACTAACAGCAAATCCACCTAGAGTACGGACTAATTGGAATGTGGAGACAATCTTTGGTTTATGCTCAACTGCTGGATAAGAACCACCACCAGGAGCACCACCTCCTCCTCCACCGCCACCAGGACCGCCAGGAACAATACCACCAATAGTTTCCAAACCTCTAATAGGAACTATCTCAGATGATATATTTGTAGGACTTTGCTGTATCAGTGTAGTTCCGAATATCAATCCAACTAAACTGTCAATCTTTCTATCACGTCTCTTAATTCTAGTATACTTTCTAGCAACACTAACTCTAGGTGCTTTAGTATAACCAGAACCAGATGACATAAGTTTAATATCAACAATCTGACCCTTACTTACGATCACTTCAGCAGATGCTCCACCTCCAGCACCATCTTCAGGAACGAAGTGTAATATTGGTGGAGTATCATAACCATAAGCAGTAGTAGGTTCAATGATACCTGAATCATAATATAATTTGAGACTTTTCTTGTTCCAATCGATAGCAGTTACTTTACCACCTTCAACAGTACAAGTAACACTCAAACCAGTACCAGAGATATCACCATTATAGTTTGTAGTTTTTATAGAACCAAAGAACTTAGAAGATACCTCAGAACCAGGTCTGTAATCTTTAGGACTTACAAATCTAGGTAATCCTTGTACATCTCTATATCCATCTTCACCATCAATCTTAATTACATCTCCTGCATTCAGATAAGAAAGTAAATTCTTAGTTACATAGAATGATTCATCTGCTTTTTCGCTATCATATAGCCATGGAGATGAATTTCTCTGCATCTTATAATTGTCATATTCATCTTTCTGGAAATCAAGTGTACTAGGAACATTAACTTCAAGTTCATCAGGACCTGTAGAGAAGTATAATGGTTCCGAACCATTGAATATAGGATTATTACCAGCAAGGACTAATTTTACTGATCTATCACTTTGAGTCTCAATAGACTTAATAGTACCTATGACATTCTTAAGCAATCCATTCTTCTGATAGGCATACCTAATATAATCATAGTTTGTGTTAACCCAACTGATTAATGAATTGAATGCATTAGGATTAGTATCTGTGATTTCTAATTCTAATCTATTGAAATATGTACCAGGTTGGAAATCATGTAGAGTTATTGTCTGTTGTACATCTCTACCATATAACAACATAAGTTCTACATTGTTATTAGCATATATCTTTCTTGAAAATCTTATAGCAGGTCCATTGATAGTATATGATTCACCTTCTCTCTGTAGCACACCATCTATAAAGACCATTGCATAATCAGAATCATCTATCTTCTTAACTTCTTTAGTAACACTATCAAGTATAATAAACGGACCAGCAGATCCACCAAATATACCAGAAGTCTCAAGACTACATCTATGATAGTTTCCTACACCATGAAGAGCAATATTATCTACTGCTAATGGTTCTTGAACAGTCTTAGTATTTTCTCTCTGCTGCCAAATAGGTGCTCCAGTAAATACAATCTTATTTGGTGTAGTAGTTCTATCAATGCTATAAGCAGAGTCATCTTGTACAACACCACCTATAGAAACCATAAGGTTCTCATTGACATCAGTAACTACTTCCTCACCATCATCATAATATAGATCGAATATCGTATTCTCGTTGTTAACATAGTCAGGAAGAGACATCGTAGCAGTTCCAGGACCAGTTATAATTGTTACCTTAAGGTTCTCATATAAAGCATCTAAAGCAGACTCTACATCTGCACACTTAGGAGTGAAAGGACTACCTGTACGAATATTAAGGTTGATGTATGGATCCAACGTTGTAAACGTACCAGTAGGCAGTGTATTTCTCATTGCCATTACAGCAAGATCTTTTGCTTTCTCGAATGCCTTAATAGTAGGTTCAATCTCACCTGTAATGAAATCAAGTAAATCATTATTGTAATATGCTTCACCAGCAAGAATAGTTCTCTGGTTACCACCAAATCTTAAATCATGTTCTAATGCATCTACTACTAGACCAATATCTCTATGACATGTTGGACCTAATGTACCCCATGTAAGTGATGGATACTCATTCTTAATAAAACCTAATGTCTCAGATTGAATATATGCTCTGTTCATAGACAACTGGTTAGCAGCGTCAATCCATGTACCAGATCTCTGGTGTATATTTCTTAGTTTCTTAAGATACCTAGCATTCAATGCATCAGTCTTAAATTCAAACCATCTACCATAGAACTTAACTCCAGGTACTGCTTGACCATTCTTTGTACTTGGTCCAATTGGAGGAGAAGAGAATGTAATATTGTTACCAGTAAGAGCATATGCTGAACCAGGCTCTTGCATCACACCATCAAGTGTGATAGTCAATGCTTGTGCATTATATGGTGCAACAGCATTACCATTCTCATCTACAAGTACAAATGTAGTCTGTCCTTCAAGGTTGCCCTTGTCAGTGAATGCACCATTGAAATCAGCATTAAGATATACCCTCTTTGCTCTAACCTCTTCTGTGGAGAATGTATCACGTGATACAGAACCTAATCCTTCTTCAACCTGTAATTGCTCTGTCTTAATGATAGAAGTACTAATTTGTTTCCTAGTACTAACAACAGTAATCTTATTCTTTTCTGGATCCCACAATTGAATCCTAGTAGAATGTCCACTAGATGTGTTAGGAGACATTCTTACATCTGCATCAGATTCAATAACAACTTCACCAAACAACTGGAATCCAGCAGGGTGAGTAGTAGACTTAATTAAATCTCTCCAAACATCAATTGATGTCTTAGATTTAATAACATAAGAATAATCCTGATAATAGTAAGTATCAGTAAGTTTCTGATTAGATGAACTTACTATACCTTGATCATCACTATACGATCCAAGATTATCAAAATAAGTTTTAATATCTGGTGTAAACTCTGTATATGAAATACTATCAAGATGAGCAGTGTTTCCTCTAGCAAGACCAGTAATAGTCATATTCTCTCTAAAGAGACCTGTTACATCTTTAACAGATAAAATATTAGATCCTTTTCTCCATGCTGTAACTTTTGCTCTAGTATTTCCTTGAACTATAGTTTCACCAATCCTAAATGCATCATCATCAAAATTAGATAGTTTTAGTATATAATTTGATCTGATAGTAGAACTCAACGTAGTATCATTATGATAAGCACCACCATTGTTAATAATACGAATATTTCTAGGAATTCCTATGTCAATAGTATCAAGATATACCTTAACATCAGTTTCTACAATTCTAACCTCTGGAGCAACAGTGTAATTAGATCCACCATCCTTGATAAGGATACCAGTAATAATACCACCGTCTGATACTACGTCTAATATGGCACTTCCATCAACAACTGCTTTTGGTTTAGAATAATTTGATCCACCATCAGTAACAGTTACACTATCAATAGCACCATCCAAGATCGTAGTGGTAGCAGTGGATTTCAGCGTTTCTGTTGGAAGAACACCAACCACTATTGGCAATTTCTTATACTCACTACCAATATTAATAATATTGATCTTGTCAATAGCACCAATAGAGAACCTAGACATAGATGTATATGTGACAGTTCCAGAACCGTCATGTGGTGCAGTTGTGCCAGTATCGTATACAACAGAATCACTTGTTACATACAATGCTCTCTTGCTACCCTGAAGAGGGTCAGAGACAACATTAAGGAAACCTGTCTCAGATGTTGAAACAGAGTTCCTATCGAAGTAATAATACTTGGAATACCTTAATGGTACTTTTGTACTATAATTGTTTGTAGCAACTCTAGGACCAAATCCTAACTTAAGATCGACATTAGTATTAGTATCAATCTTCTCAGGAGTATTAATGTTATAATTGATACTAGGAGATATATCAAATTCCCTGTCCATCATTGAGGAGTGAGATACATCAAAGTTGTATCTATAGAATTCCTTAATGTTTAGTACGGGGTTTCTCACAAAATTTATTTGATCTGTGGAAAACTCAAATACTTCAATTGGGGCAGAGACTTCAACGACTCTAACAAGTCGTTTATCTTCACTTGTGTCATAGAATACAGTACCTAGACCAACAGCATTAACATTTGCTAATGTTGAGTTGTAATCCCATACAACCTGTGCTTTCTGGGAAACTGGGTCATAGGTTTGAATAGTTGCATCATTAGCAAGGTTACCAATCTTATAACCTCTATTAAGTGTATAACCAGGAACATACAGTGTGACAGTTGCGTCATTATAATGGTCAACTGGCACACTCCCCCTCTTAACTGTGAAGACATTTCCAGTTTTGTTTAAGATATCTAATACCTCGTCACCTATCTGTATACGATCTCCTACAGTAAACCCAATACCACTATCTACGGTAAGAGTAGTCTCACTAGATCCAAACCCGATATGATCTACCTCTAACTGTAGTACAGGTGTACTAGCATCTGTCTTAGATAGATCAGCATCACCAACAGTAAGGACATCAAACTTCAGATATCCTGTACCCTTATCCTTAATTGTAACTTTTGTTACACTACCAGAAGCATCTACAACAAAATCTGCTGTTGCATCACTACCTGCACCACCCTTAAGAGCAACATCAAGATATGTACCAGCTGTATAATCTTCACCACCATTCAATATGGTAGTTCTACCAATACCTGTGTCATTGATAGCAGTAGTTTGAGCTGGTGACTGGAATGTGACTTCCTGGTAGATTCTACTTCTTACATACTGAGTTGTTGTTGTAGTAGTATCATCAGGATTGATGTCGATATGAATATCATCCCCAATGCCAACGCCATGACTAGTAGCAGTTTTAAGTATTGCGACGTGATCATTTATAGTAAAGATATTAAGACCAGAACTTAATGATGTAGTGCTAATCAACTTAGAACCAACACTATCAATCAAATTGCTACTTCTGATAAAGTAATCATCAGTAACAACAAAGTCACCACTTGTTAATTTAACTTTAACTGTATTCTTACTGGTAGTACTTTCTAGTACTTCTCCAACAGCAATAGTAGTAGCAACTCCATCTGTATATGATAGGTTAGATCCTTTAGTATATGATGAATTTTCATCAAGTATTAATGTTATTACTGTAGTACTAGAATATAGTTGATCTGTAGATGTAAATGTACCATTGACATTTCTCAATGCAAGTTGTTGACCACTAAACACATCACCAATCAACTCACCAGTTGAACCAGTGACTGACTGTGTTATAGTATCTCCAGCAAATAGGTATGCTGTATTTGATAGGTTGATTAATAATGCTTTAGTCTCTTGTGACTCGATAGATGATACTGTCTTACCTTTTACAGAAGAAACCTCAGCAGTAACACCGTGACCCTCAGTACCATTATTATCAATCTCTAATTGAGATCCAACTGAGAATGTTGAGACGCTGGATACTGAGTTTGCACTAGATATCGTTCCTCTTGTGACTTCATCTACTATAAGTGTAGTTTTATCACCATTATTCTCAATATCAGAAGTTCTTAATCTCTTAGATGATTTGGGTATATCGTTGTGACTTAGTGATTGAACATAGTTAGAGTCTCTAGGAACTGCATAGTAGTTCTCACCTATGATATAAGGGAATACAGGTTCATTAGATGAACTAACAGTTACAAAGTAAGCATAGACACCATCAGGATACTCAGGTGTTATACAGTAACGACCATTGTTCTGATCTAGTGTTCCTTGCTTATGTGTATACTTGTAATCCTCAAAGAAAGTACCTAGTGGGTAAGCAGCCGTGGAAGGTCCTATCGATCTTCCCAAATTCAATGAGTAACTAGAGCTCATCTTACTGATAGTACTAGTACTGTCTAGGGGATTGCTGTATCCGTAAGCACCATAGATAGGGTTCCCATCATAAGCATACCCCATAATAGGACTATGAGCCGAACCATCGTCGCCACTACGCAACGCAGCAGGAACAGGATTTGTTTGAGTTAACTTATACCTATCCTTAGTCCATGAGAGAATACTCGCATCTGCTGTCGCTCCAGAACCAACTGGGATAATATCGATCCGAATATTACCAGGGGAATAACCACTACCAGCAGTGACTAGGGTACACGCAGTCAACTCACCACTATTTGAGACCTCTGCTTTATATTCCGCAAACCTTCCCTTACCAGCTAAGTCTAAAATTCTGATTACAGGTGGAGATGAATAATACTCACCTGCATTTGCTACGACCATACTGGTGATAGCACCATTTGTTATAACTGGAGTAACTACTGCGTTCCTACCAGAGAGTATCTCTATGGTGGGTGTAGCAGTGTACAACAGTGGTGTATCGATAATAACTGATTCGACTACCTGACCTGCTAACTTAGTCCTTGCAAGACCAGCATCACCGTTTATAAGGACATATGGTTCTTTAGCGTATCCGCTACCCCTATGAGTAACAGTAATTTTCTGAATTGCACCATTAAGTATACTATCAGTGTGCCTTGCACCCATAGCAAGACTACCATCAAGGAAAACACCAATGTCCTTATTGTTGGTTTTATAGATTTCAGTAGTTAGAGTAGGTTCTTTAGGAATAATACGTAACTGATTATTTGGTGACGCAATATAGTAATCATCACCATCCTCAAAGATTGCAGATATGTTAGATAGATCCCATCTAACATTATTAGAAGAATCGAATACCTTTACATCTGTATTGATAAAACCAGGATCTGATATCTCAAGTCTCTCTCCTACATTAGCATAAGGACTTGGACTGGTGGGTGTAGCACTGTAGAGTACGCCCAATATGAGTACAGAGTCAGTACCGACACTCACATTAGCAGCGTCATATACTAAATCACCAACATAATGTGAAGAAGCGGCCGATCTAGTCTTAATAGTGAACTGATCTATAGTCTTTTCTTCAAAAGTGAAGGTCTCGTTGTTGATATTGAACTTTCCTTTGTCATTCCACCCCATTGTGGAGAACACATCAACTACGGTACTGGAATTATCGATATCCGCACTCAAAGTAGTCTTTGCGGATAATATGAACTTACCGTTAACAGTTTCTTCCGCAAGTATCAATTCATACAAATCGACACCATCATGCCTTCCACTGAAGAGGACGTTATCTATGACCGCAGAAGCGTAGGCCCCGTCTACGTTTTGGACGATCTCTTTTCCGATAAATGACTCTGGAGTGCCAGAAAGAATTTTTGCCTTAAGAGAATAATTTTTGATCCAAGTAGACTCAGAAGACTTGATCGTTTGCTCTCTAGGGTATTTTACTTCTGGAGCAGGATCATCCTTAACTAGACATTTGAATAAAAACTTGATTGATTGAGCAGTACCCTTCGATTTATAGAAACTCGCAATATTTTTGATTAAAGTACGCTGATCAACGCTCTCATTAAGATATGCAACAGGAAAATCAGGTAAATACTGAGATTCGAAACTTTTTACTAGTGCATAGAGAAAAAGATTACTAATATTGTATACTTTATCAGCAACAGTGTGATCTGCTGCATTGGTAGTAACAAATGTAGACTCCTTATAGAGATCTCCCAGCTGCGTATTGCCTGATACTCCTCTACTGACCTCTAGGAACTGTGTAGCTGATTTAGACTTATAGAAACATATCTCATCATCAACCTTAAGATAACCACTATCAGGAAATGCACTAGTGTCCCCTACGGTTAGTGACGTATCCGTTGATTGAGCAAACTGGGTTAACTGTGTATACTGTTGGAGTATTTCCTGATCATAGAAATCAATGTCACGGTATGTTGTGAGATGATTCGCAATATCAAGAGGTTGACCCTGTAATTCTAATTGCTCATAGTACTTTTGTACGAACTTTCCGAATAGTTCATACTCTTCGCTTATAAAAGAAGCGAGTTGATTCTCTATTAATAGTGAGGTCTTCCTTGCAGTCTTAGACACTATTCTTTAGTCGCTGTAAATTTACTCTTTGCTACATCTACGTCAAGATATACTTCTCTAAGTACAGTGACATCATTAGATGCAGGTTTTACACGCAGTTCAATACGATTATCAGAAAAACTTCCTTGAATGAGGGTCACGTCATATAACATGATCTCACCTTTAGCATAATCAACATCACCCAAAGAGTCATTTAAGATAATTTTCTCGCCTGACACTGGATCTAGTCTATATAGTACTATTTTTCCAGATCGATCCTCCAAATACGTGGTATAGTTTGGATATTCTAGTGTTATGAAACCAGTAGAAGAGACCACTGGATTATCACAATCTGTATCAAATGCATTCTGATAACAGATCTCATAGAATGTAGATGAATTCAACTGTGCAATAAAATCTTTTCTGAGTGTGACTGAAGTTAGGTTAGATCTAATTGCTCTATCCGACTCATCAATGACACTTACAAATTTAGAATATCTGAACTTACCATTGAACTTCTCTGTCTGAGAAGTCTTCAAATATTCTGTGATGCCCTTAGCAGCATTACCTGCTACTTGTTGCGGAAGTAATTCTGTCTTAGTTCCATCAAAGAAGATATGTGAATCTAATTCAACATACAAAATAGATGGATCAACCAATACTGGTCTAATTGATCCAATAGAATACTTCTTCAGATCATTCACAATCTCATTCTTAGTATATGCAGAAAGGAATGATGCATCATTAGGTTTGATAGCAATAAAGACCTTACCATAGTCAGGTGGAACTTGCTCTTCTCCACCAAACACAATGATATCACTAATTGCAGGATATACGTTACGTGCAATCACTTCATAGTCAGAACTTGTGACTGCTCTGTTCTGTGAAGAGAAAAACTTAGGTGCAAGATACTTGATCTTAGCAATACTCTCAATATCCTCTCCACCCTCTGCTTTTTGCAAAGTGCTGATTCCAGTAATAGAGAAAGGTACTGTTAATGTGCTAGTACCATCGTCTAGAACGCCACCAAACGTAAATGTCTTAGCACCATTAACATCTTTGCCGTGAGTGACCACATAGGACATCTCAACGACGTTTCCGTTAGCTAATGATTTTCCTAATACACCGTCTCCAAAGATAACCTCATAAGACTCATCTTCAATCTCATTCACAAAATAGATTAATGAATCTGAATTCACACCAGGATCTAGAATGTTATCTGCTTTCTTCCACTCTTCGAAGTCTGTGCTATTTGAGCTATTGTATATCTTTATCGTTAAAGTGTTGATATCTGCCTTACTATTCTCAATTTTGAACTTCTGTCCTTTCTGGGCTGTGGAAAACGCAGTTCTAGTTGTGACTAACGTACCCTCAACTATCTCGATATCCTGAAATTGTGCAACACCGTTTGCAACTTCTGCCTTAAAGTCTTTTGTTGCTACAAATTGATAGTTCGTATCGTCAAAATTAGTTAAAAATCCTGTTCCTGCTTTTAGAAGAACATAATTAGGAGCATTATTCGGAATATTGACGTTAAAATTAAGTCTCGCTGTTGATGCTGTAATTGACTTGGGAGTATAACCTAACTGCTTCGCCAGAGACACCACATTGTCCCTCAGAGACGCAGAATCCAAGAACAGTTCATTCACTACCATATTGGTATTGAACGCTGTATAATACGTATTATAAGCAAGTACGTCTAATAGTTGACTTAAGGTAGATCCTTCGAAGTCATAATCGGTAAAATCTGATTCTGCTCTCAAATAATCCTTGAGAGTTGACTTTATATCTTTAAAGTCAAGATTGGCGAGTTGTGTGTAAGGCATTATCGTGTACGGCTCAAGAAGAAGTCTACTGTAACAGGAGGTTGTCTAAGTCCTAAGATCTTATAACTCATCTCTACATCAAATCCATCATCGAATTGATTTGGTTCAATGGTTAATGATGTAATCGCAACTCTTGGTTCATACTCTTGTATAGAACTCATGATTGCTGACTTAATTAAACTCGCAGTAGCGTAATCCAACGGTTCAAATAAAAAACGGCGAAGACTGCTACCCAATTCGGGTTGAAACAGTCTTTCGCCTTTATTAGTTAATAATAGTGATGTGATTGATTGTTGAATGGCAGCAGCATTCTTTGTAACCAACAAATCGTCAGTTACAGGATGTTTTTTGAACGTAAGAGATAAATCCTTGAAGGATTGTGTATACTTCGTAGCCACTCAAACAAATTAGAATACTCCAATTTATTTAGACGCTATAAAATGTATATTTCAAGAACAACTCTTCCCCCTTCTTAATTGCTTTGATAGTTCTCATGTGATATATCTTACCCCACTCCTCCTCTTCAAAGACTTTCACGCAATTTGGATCATCGGAATGATTCACGAACCCTCCTAACGGAGTTCTCATAATCTCTTCATCTACTACAACATGAGATATACCCAGATAAACATCATTAGGTATATCCTGTGTTGCAAAAAGACCTTGCCCTGCGATAGGACTATCTTTAACATGTAGACAATTGGGTAATGCTTTATACATTTTAAATATTCATTCGGAGATTTCGGCGTTTCGGAGCACCGCCTCCTAGAATTGCTTCGGATGAGTTATCACGTCACCGTGTATTTCACCGATATCATCTATATGAGCATGGTCAATATCTACATGTAGACCTTTCTCATAGTAATCTGCTATACGCTCAAGAGCATTAGCGATTCTAACTAACTCGTCACTCATGATCGACCTTGACCTCTGTAACGCTTTTTAGCCTTGTTACGTGAAGTAGCAGAATATTTCGTATGCTTTCCAAGACCCTGACGAGTCTTCTTAGGAATCGCCTCTACAAAAAGATTTGTACCACTCAACGTTTGTTTACGAATTGCCATATGTATTGACTAACTCCTCATATTATAACACAAGATCATTCATCCTGCAATAACACTGCTATCACCTGCATTGATTTTACCACTTGCACTACATCCGATTCCATCGCCTACTCTTGCAAGGGGTTTGCCATTGACCAGCACACTATTTGATCCCTCTGTTACTTTGGTAGAGTGTGGCAAACACTTATCACCAGCAGGGGCGGTATGTGTTGTCAGGTTAGAACCCTGCACTGCTGCATCCTTCCCACCAATCTTCACAGAGTCATCCCCATCTAGGATAGTGGTCGTTGCTGTACAACCATGTCCAGTAGTTACTTCACTACCCTTAGTCGCTGCTGCTGGCATCTTTATCCTCTAATGCGATTTGTACACTATCAATAAACTTACCCATAGAAAGGTGTAAAGAGTTTATCGATATAATATCATGAATCATCATAATATCTCTATAAGTTTCATCATCCACCTGTATACCGTCCTAAAATATCAATCTTCTTATACAAGTCATTCAGTGTCTGGGTCAGAGTCCAATACTCCTCCGACATAGGTGGCTTGTACATTAATTGGAGGTTCTCTAAACTCTTCACTCTCTGTTCCAAGTTCGTCAATCTCTGAGACAACTGCTGGAGTTGCTCGTTCAACTGTTTTAGTGTCAATAGTTGCTGTTGATCCATCATCTACACCTGCATAACGTTTAGTTGCAGCATTCTCAAATTCATCACAGAAGTGCTCAAAATCATTTAATGCCTTTTCATAATAGTTGAGATTCTCTTTGGTCATAATCCCATGCTCTTTCCGAAACTTGATACTGGTTTACCACCAGACATACCTGGTAGATCACCAATGGGGTCGTTTGCTGGATCACTCTTGAACCTTGCGTCTAATTCGAATTGTTCGAATCGTTTCTCAATATGTGTCAAACGGCGATCTAGCGATTTCTCCATGTCACCTACCCGACTCTGCAATTGCATCAACTGCATCAGAATTTCACTTGTAGTAACTCTTGCCATGTTTATAAAATGATTAATGTAATTATAACACCCTCAGCGAAACTTAACCACTGTATTTGATAATTTGATAACCCAGTCTTTTTCTGAAACCATCGGATGCTCTTCTTATGAAGCATTGCAGTTCCGATACGTCTCTGGTTAAACCATCGTGCAACCTTTTCTGCTTTACTTAATTCTCTATATGCCATGATAAACTTTTCGGGCGAATTTTTTGCTGGAAAATTTTTTTGAAAATGAAGGTTTTCAAATTTTAATTTTGTATTTCTATTTATCACGCTCTGGGAAACGTTTGTAGGTTAGAAAGACGGTACTTTTTTCGCTCGGCAACCCCCATCGGTCGGGGATCACAAAAAAACCCTGTCGTTTGGGACAGGGTGTGATATACTGATTACATCCAGCAACCGTTGAGACTGTCGCCCCAACCATTCCTGAAATACTCCTCACGCTCACGGTCTCTAAGTTGTGGGTCACCGAGATCATCCATTACATCTTGTAAAAAGTTGACTGGTGAAACCTCAACTGTGTGAGGTGCGATTCCTGCGGATGCTCTGTCATGCTCTTGAGTCATGCGAGCGAGGATTGATTTCATTGCTGC